AAAGCATCAATAACAATGAACAGTTAAACAAATAATAAAAACAAATAATATGGCAAATACTTCCCAGTATCAGAATAAAAATTAAATTATGGGTAATACAAAAGTAACAGGTGATTTAATAGCGAGCTCGACAATAGCTACAGGTAACATAGCAGACAATGCAGTTACTAGCGATAAGATAAGCGGGATTACAACAGCACATATTACTGAAGGTTCTAATCTGTATTATACAGACGCAAGGGCAAGAGGTGCTGTTAGTGTTAGTGGTAATGCATTGTCATATAATAGCTCAACAGGTGTTATAACGTCTAATTATGAAGAATCACCATTATTTACTGGAAACGTAGGAATTGGTGTAACGCCTGAAAGCTGGGGTACTAATGGAGATACAAAAGCTATTCAAATTTCTACAATGACTTCTTTGTCAGAAGCGTTTGATGGTACTCAATTAGCAAGTAATTTTTATTTTGATGGCACAAATGACAAATACATACAAAGTGATTTTGCTACATCTTATCTACAAATAGACGGAACTCATAGGTGGAGATATGCTGCATCAGGAACAGCAGATGCGAATATTACTTGGGGTGAAGCAATGCGTATAGATTCTTCAGGAAACGTAGGAATCGGGACGACTTCGCCCACCCATCAAATGCACATACATACAGATAATGATAACACTTATGCGCTAAGAGTTGAGGGCAGTACAAATAATGGGGCTGGAGTTTGGACGGGTATTGGTATTGCTGGTGAAGGTACAAACACAAAATCTGCAATTATATTTGAAGATATAGGCGTGAGCTATGCAAGGGGTAAATTACTTTTTTGTGTTAATAATGAACAGAACCAAAATAGTGCTTCACCAAGTGATGCAAGAATGACGATAGCCAATGACGGAAACGTAGGAATCGGTACGACTTCGCCTACTTCAAAACTTCATTTAAGAGATCCTGGAGCTAATTCAGATGTAGGTATAAAAATAGGTAATGATTCTAGAGATTGGAATTTAAAAGTAATGGGAAGTGTCTCTGATTCTTTTCAAATTTTTACTCACGATAACAGTAATGTTATGACAATTCTTCCTTCAGGTAACGTAGGAATCGGGATTACAAACCCGCTTGCTAAATTACAAATAACAAGCGGTGATAGTGGTGCTTCTTCTCCTTGGAGTAATGCTGATGAATTAGTTTTAGAAAGTAGTGGAAACGCAGGTTTAGCTTTTCAAACACCAAATACTGGAGCGGCAACAATAGCGTTTCAAGATCCTGAAAGTGTACAGGCTGGTTTTATACAATACTTACACGGGGATAATGCTATGAGATTTGCTACTAATGGCAATAACATTAGAATGTTAATCAATAGTTCTGGAAACGTCGGAATTGGAACGACTTCGCCTAGCAGGAAATTAGTAGTAGCACAAAGTAATGTTACAGAACCAAGTGGTGTAGATGCTAACACAGGTATATTAATTAAAAATAATACCTGGTCAGGAATACAAATAATTTCAACTGAAGCAACAGGTGGTTTTATAACATTTGGAGATAACGCAGCTGGTTTTGCGGGAAGAATTCAATATTTACACGCAACTAATGCTATGGTCTTCGAAACTGCTGCATCAGAAAGAATGCGCATAACATCTGGAGGGGATATAACAGTATCAGGTGGAGATTTATTTTTAAATAGTGGAACAAATTATAATGATAAAGGTGTTGTCTATATATCTAATGAAAGAACTGCAATAATTTCTGATATTGTAAATGCTACTGCTAATGGAGATACAAGTTTAGATTTTCAAACAAGGAGTGGTGGAGCAAGAGCGTCATCTATGTTTATTGATGAGTTTAGAAGAGTAGGAATTGGAACGGATTCGCCTGTTAATCCGCTGCATGTGAAAGCTCCAAACGGTGGTATGATGCGTATTGAAAATAGTTCTGGCCAAATTGGGGCATATACAGAATTTAGCGGTGGATATGCTTATCAATATTACTATGAATTAGGGGGAGGCGTTAAAATAGCGTTACAAACAAATGGTAATAGTTATTTTAATGGAGGCAACGTAGGAATCGGAACGACTTTGCCTTCAACTAAACTTCATGTTTCACATACTACTACAATTGATGATGCTTATGGTTTAGCATTAGTAGAAAACACCAGCACAGGCACAGGCTCTGCTGCTAACTCCGCTTTAAACATAAAAAGTAAATATGGTACTTCTCAATTTATGCAGTGGGAAAATCAAGGGTTAAGAATTGGTAGCAGAATAGTAGCCAACGGTGCTCCGGGTGATGTTTATTTTACTGCTGGATCAGATAGTGTTAAAATGGTCATAAAAGCTGGCGGCAACGTAGGAATCGGTACAACAAATAACGGATCAAAATTAAATGTTGGAGGAACAATAGCAGCGGCAACAAATAATGGGGCTAGTGGCATGATAGTTCCTAGATCTTATGCGATTGACTGGGGTGGAGCAACATTTACTCATACTTTTGATCCCGTAGCATTATTTGGACAGCAATTCAGAGGCGGGCAAGTACTTTTTGAATGTACTGGTTGGCTAGAGGCAATGAACAATGGTTATATAATGTGGAGAAACGCGGGTGGTAGTGACTTTATAGGAAATGGCGGAACAGTTCAATACGTACAAACAGCATACGTTAGTGGCGGACAAAGTGGATCAAATACTATATCGGTAGCAACAAATAGCGGTACAAATAATATAACGATTACATTTACGGGGTGGCATGGTAATAGTCACGGATTTATGTGCAGAATAACAACTAATTACAGTTAAAATAAATAAATAAAACAAATGGCAAACACTTACAAATGGACAATTAATGCGTTAGACGCAAAAATTTCTCACGATAGCAAAGATAATGTTATCAACACAATTCACTGGGGATATTCCGCGGTAGACAACGATGACGCAACAAAAATAGCTTCATCTATAGGCACACACAGTGTTGTATATGACGCAAGTAATTTTACTGAATATGCAGATATAACTGAAGCAAATGTAATAGCTTGGTTAGAAGCTGGATTAGATGTAGAAGCTATGAAAGCTAGTTTAGATTCACAAATTGAATTACAAAAAACACCAGTTGACACAACCTTTCACACACCTTTCGCCCCTGACGCAATAGCAGATGGAGAAGAATAATTAGAAATTAAGTAAAACAAGTGATAATAAATTATAACCCAAACAATTAAATTAAATTTTAAAAATTAAAGATTATGGAAAACCAAGTAAACAAAATTACACCTGAACAATTAGAAGAATTACAGGGATTTGTAGGTAAGCTTAATAACGCCGCTTCACAAATAGGTAACTTAGAATTAAAGAAACACCAGCTTAACCATGCTGCAGCAGAAGTTCAACAAGATTTGAACAAATTGCAAGCTAAGCTAGAAGAGAAGTACGGTAAAATACAAATTAACATTGAAGACGGATCGTACGAGCCAATCAAAGAAGATGAGTCTAGTTCGTAAAATAAGTATAGGTAGAGACTATAAGAACGACGCTATGCATTATGCTGTAGGCCAAGAAGTATATGGTGGCCATACAATATGTGATATAGTAGAAGGTGACGATAAGTTTTCTATTTATATAAAAAAAAAGAACGAAGTATTACCGTGGAAAGATTTTAATAAAAACATGGCAATAGCCGTGGAATACAATTTAGAATATTAATGCAAAGTTTATTTGATTTTATTATAAAACCAAAAAACGAAAGATACGATAATAAAAAATATATAGATGGTCAAGAGCTTTTAGTTAACACTGAAATCTCTGATCATCGATATGTTAGTCGTACTGGAATAGTTTTGAATGTGCCTAAGTCTGAAAAGACTGAACTACAGATCGGTGATGAAGTTATATTACATCACAATGTATTTAGAAGATGGTACAATCAACACGGTATTGAAAGCAATAGCCGGAGCTATTATAAAGATGATCTTTATTTTGTAAAGCAAGATCAAATATTTTTATACAAAAGAAATAACAAATGGAACGCACCTAAGGGCTTTTGTTTTGTTAAACCAATCAAATCTACTGATATATTAAATAACGAGAAAGAACAAGCCCTAAGGGGCATTATAAAGCATGTTGACAAGGACATTAGCAGTTTAATAGAGAAAGAAGATTTAGTTGGGTTTACACCTAGCAGCGAATACGAATTTATTGTAGACGGTGAAAAAATGTACAGAGTATTAACTAATTCAATATCTATTAAATATGAACGTCAAGGAAACGAAAAAGAATATAATCCAAGCTGGGCATGAAGCAGTTAAAGAACTTATTAAAGTCGCTAAAGAACCTATTGTTGAAACTGATGATGACATCTCAGCCGATAGACTCAAGAACGCTGCAGCCACTAAAAAGCTCGCAATATTCGATGCATTTGAGATACTAACTAGAATTGAAGAAGAAAAAGATATACTTGAAAATAAACCTAAAGAAGAAATAGATAATACTTTTAAAGGTTTTGCAGAAAGAAGATCTAAATAATGTACGAACAAAGCTTATATAAGATTATAGAACCTATTAAGGCTACTACTATTAAAAGATTGAATAAATCCAAGAAATGGGAGTACGGGTACAATGAAGAACATGACATTATTGTTATATCCAAGACGGGCCAAATAGGGGAGGTGTATAGCATACAGAATTTAAAAATAGCACTGCCAAAATCAAACAACGTTGATACTCAAAATGATCAGTGGACTCCGCACGAGTATCCTAAGGAGCTTAAAACAATCAAGAGTATATTTGATTGGAAAGATTATCCAGATGAATTTAAACAAAGATGGCATGCATATATTGATAAAGAATTTACTAAACGTGATGAAGGGCATTGGTTCAAGAGCAAAGGGGTTCCCACTTATATTACTGGCACTCACTATATGTACTTGCAGTGGACCAAGATTGATGTTGGGAGACCAGACTTTCGAGAAGCCAATAGATTATTCTTTATTTATTGGGAAGCGTGTAAAGCAGATAGAAGGTGTTACGGAATGTGCTATCTCAAGAATAGACGTTCAGGTTTTTCGTTTATGGCATCCTCAGAGACAGTTAACTTGGCTACCATATCTTCCGATGCACGGTACGGAATATTGTCCAAATCTGGAGCCGATGCGAAGAAAATGTTCACTGATAAAGTGGTACCAATATCGATCAATTATCCATTCTTTTTCAGACCCATCCAGGACGGTATGGATCGCCCCAAGACAGAACTTGCGTACAGAGTACCCGCTTCGAAATTTACACGTAAAAGATTCGAATCAAAAGATAGAGCCCAGGAAATCGCTGGATTGGACACCACTATCGACTGGAAAAATACCGGGGACAATTCATATGATGGAGAGAAACTCGCACTTCTCGTCCATGATGAAGCCGGCAAATGGGAACGCCCGGAAAACATTCTCAATAACTGGCGAGTCACAAAAACAACGCTCAGACTTGGTTCGAGAATAATAGGTAAGTGTATGATGGGGTCAACGAGCAATGCTCTTGACAAAGGAGGTGAGAATTTTAAAAAATTATATACTAATTCAGATGTTACGAAACGGAATAAAAATGGACAGACTCGCTCGGGATTATATTCTTTGTTCATACCTATGGAATGGAATTTCGAAGGATTCATCGATTCTTATGGAATACCTGTCTTTAACACACCGGAGAAGCCTGTCAAAGACAACCAAGGAGATAATATCGACGTCGGGGTTATTGAACATTGGGAGAATGAAGTTGAGGGATTAAAAGGAGATCAAGACGGTTTAAATGAATTTTATAGACAGTTTCCACGTACAGAGGAGCATGCATTCAGAGATGAAACTAAAAATAGTATATTTAATTTAGTTAAAATATACGAACAAGTTGATTTTAATGAAGAAGCAAAATACAGTGCTTTAGTTACAAAGGGTAGTTTTCAATGGCAAAGCGGTATAAAAGATTCTAAAGTTGAATTTATACCAAACCCTAATGGAAGATTTAATGTCAGCTGGGTACCGCCGGTACATTTACAAAATAAAGTAATATTAAAAAATGGAATTAAATATCCTGGAAACGAACATAGTGGTGCATTTGGCTGCGATAGCTACGATATATCCGGGACTACCGACGGTCAAGGATCTAAAGGCGCTTTACACGGTCTCACGAAATTTAGCATGGAAGAAATTCCTGCTAATATGTTTTTTTTAGAATATATAGCTAGACCGCAAACAGCGGAAATGTTTTTTGAAGATATATTAATGGCATTGCACTTTTATGGTATGCCAATACTTGCAGAAAATAACAAACCTAGACTACTATATTATTTAAAAAGAAGAGGATACAGGGGATATTCAATGAATAGGCCCGATAAAATATGGAATAAATTATCGGTTACTGAAAAAGAAATTGGAGGTATACCGAATTCAAGTGAAGATATTAGACAAGCACACGCCGCTGCAATTGAAAGTTATATAAATAACTATGTAGGTGAAAAAGAAGATGGCAGCTACGGTGATATGTATTTTAATAATACATTAAACGATTGGGCTAAGTTTGATATAAACAAAAGAACAAAATTTGATGCGGCGATAAGCTCAGGCTTAGCAGTTATGGCATGTAATAAAAATAGATATGCCCCAAATCAAACAAGAGAATTAAAAAGTAAAGTTAATTTTAGTTTTTCTAAATATAACAATAATGGAAATTTTTCAAAAATAATACAATAGATGGCAAGAGTATCACCAAAAGGTATTTTTCCGAGTCAAGCAGTTAGCGACGCAGAAAAAGGAAGTTTAGATTACGGACTTCAAATCGCTAAAGCTGTTGAGTCAGAGTGGTTCAAAAAAGATTCAGGAGGATCTCGCTATTTCTCTAATAGAGATAACTACCATAACCTTAGGTTATATGCTAGAGGCGAACAAAGCATTAAAAAATATAAAGATGAATTATCTATTAACGGTGATTTATCTTATCTAAATTTAGATTGGAAGCCAGTACCTATTATTCCAAAGTTTGTGGATATAGTTGTTAA